CAATACGCCAGCCGTGAACATGGCGCTTGTCAGGCCGTTTGGCGCTGGGGAGATCAGCAACGCCAAGAACCCCGCCGCGCCTTGCACCGCGACAGCAGCGCCCAGCCCTGCGGCCAGCGGCGCGGCCACGTTCCACGGTCGTTGCCGCCAGAACAGCAGCGCCCACGCGACGCCGGAGACCAGCATCACGGGGTACAGGGCAAAGCGCAGCATGGCCCAGGTGTCCACTAGATCAACCTCCACGTCACGAACAGCAGCAGCAGCAGCATGATAATCATGGCCGCCGCTCCAATCGCCAAGTAGTGCCTGTCCAAATGCGGATCGTTCATCTTGCGCAAGTCACGCTCCACGATGCTTAGCCGTTCGTCCAGCCGGTCTAGGCTGCGCTGCATCTCGCGCTGAGTGTCCTGGATGTCTTCCACACGTCTATCTAGGTTTCTCAGCACGTCGGCCTGCTGGTCGCTGTCGCGGCTGTTGAGTTGTGGAGCCTGCACCTCGCCGTATTGCGCCGCCCGGTTCAAGGCTACCTGATAGGCCGTGCGCAGCGGTAGGTTTGCAGCCAGCTGGGTAAGTAGTTCAACATCAAATTCAATCGCGGCTCGGTCTGCTACCGATGTCTGCATGGTGATCGTGTCGATCCCGGATGCAGGCAGGGCATCGGCGAAACTTTGCGCAGCCTGTAGGCCGCCAGGTGGGCGAACGCTGCTCCAACATGTGGCGATAATGGCAATGTGCACTCGGCGGGTACTCAACTGCGCTGCCAGCCATTGCGGGTCTATTCGCCCGTCCTGCGTGATCAGGCTACCGGCCTCGCCGTGGCCGATCCACAGAAGCGCGTCATACTGCTCCATACTGAGCATTCGCGCAACCCGCGCCGCGGTGGCGTCGGTGACGACTCGCATTGTCACGCCGGGGGCCTCCTGGATGCGGGCCAATTCCTCAGACGATGCAAGCCGGGGCAGGTCGGGCGATGCGGCTACGACGGCGAGAACGTTCATGCGGTGAAACAAAAACACGGCGACGCGCTGACAGATGTCAGAGTGTCGCCGTGTGTCCTTCTGCGGCTTGGAGTTGTGCTGGAACCAGTGTACCACGGCCGCGCGCTGTTGTCAAAACCCTGGCTTGGTCTCGGTGATGTGCCACTCCTGATAATCGCCCGAAAATCCCACGTCCAGCCTGCCGCGCTTGATCCGCTCGACCTGGCGCTGGTTGTCGCACAGCCAGGCAATCATGCGCGCCACGCGGCCGGTGATCGTGCGCTGATCCTGGCCGGGCAACGTTACGACGATGGTTAGCTCGCTGTGCTTGCTTGGTGCCATCATCCGAAACCGGGGAGCTTGGGCCGCTGGTTCAGCCCCACGCGCGGCGCAGGTGGGGCTGCGGCTCTAGGCTGGCTTGATCTTGCCGGAGCCGGGGGTGCAATACCAGCGCTGTAGAGGGCATAGCGCAGGGCGTCCATTGCGTGGTCGTTGGCCTTCTCCGGCGCATCCAGCCGGGTGCCGTCGCCGCGCTCGCGCCACACGTAGGACAGCAGCTCAGACCGGACGTTGGCGCACTCAGGGTCAACGGTCAGCCGTGGCCGTCCATCACCCTGCACGGCCAACCGCGCTTGCACGTGGCGGATACCGCCCAGCACATCGTTTTTCGCGGGCTGGACAGGCAGCCCCACCGCGCGCAAGTCTGCGATCAGCCCAGCCGCTGACGGGTCCGCATAGAACATGCTCACGCCGTGCGCTCGCTGCATCGCCGTTGCCTGCTCCACGAAGTCAGCTTGCAGCACCCGGCGTTGGTAGTACTCCTCGATCACGTGCGCGCGGTCATCGCCGTCCAGACCGACAACGAGCAACACCGCGGGGTTGGTGTAGCCCTCGTCGATCCCGGCGATTACCCGCGCCCACGGGCCGTGGCGCTCGGCGATGTGCAGGTCATCGCTGAACAACTCATAGACCAGCCCATCGAAGCCCACGAACGCGCCGCCCAACTCTTGTTCAGCAAATCGGCCCGTGTAGGTGTCTTCCAGCGCGGTCACAAATTCTCCGCTCAGATACGGGTTGTCCTGCGTGCGGGCGCGGTAGATGCTGATAGCGTCCCGCTGTTGCCACAGCCAATTTCGCCCGCGTGGCGTGGTCGTAATCCACAGCGGGCCGGCTGCTCCATCAGCTCGCAGGCGTCCAAGCAGGATGGGGTAAGCCGTTGGAGGACACATCGCGCCTTCGTCCATCCACGCCCAATGCAGATTGGGGCCGCGCAGCCGGTCAGGCACGCTGGACGAACGCAGCAGGATGGTGCCGCGCTGGCCCGTCTGAACCGCCAGGGTCATTTTGCCTTCGTTCACCTTGACGGGGATGCGCAGCGCCTCGGCGATGTCGATCAGCGTGCGCAGCGTTGCGTCCCTGAGCATGGGGTAGGTGGGCGCTACGACCATGCCCAGCCCGCCTTGCTCAATGGCGAACAGAAGTGACCGCACCGCGCCAACGTAGGTCTTGCCCGATCCGATGCCGCCGACGAACGCGGCCAGCCTGTCACTGGTCGCCATAAAATCCCACTGGCGCGGGTAAAGCTCGACCTTAATCTTGGTCGTTGTGCTCACGCCTGACAACCTCAATCACAAGCCGTCCGCCGTCTTTGCCTGTTAGCTCGTTCTTGTCCGACTGGCCCAGCCGCTGTTTGCCAAGCCAGATCAGCATCGTGGTGTTGCCCTCCATCGCGGCCTTGTACTGCGCGGCCCGCAGCAGGTTGTCGCCACTCATGCGCTTTTGTTGGGAAAACGCGGCAAAACTAACATTATTTTCAGCCCTACAGCGCCGTTGCAGGGTAGTCGCACTTATCCCAAGCTGGCTTGCGATATCGGTACCTGCGCAGCCCGCTTCAAGCAGCTTTCCCACGGTCTGCCAGTCGATGTCGGCCTTGGGCCTACCCGGCTGGGTCATGATGCACCGTCCACCAGCACGGGCGTTTGGCCGGTCATGGTCGCCCACCTCTCAAGACAGACCGCCACATACCCCGGCTCGATCTCCACAGCCCGGCACCGCCGCCCCAGCCGCTCGCAAGCAATCAGCGTGGTCCCGGAACCGAGGAAGGGATCGTACACGTCGCCCTCATGGTTGGCAATCGGCGTCGCCATGCACGCCAACGGCTTCTGTGTGCTATGTCCGCCGTCCACGTTTTTGTCGAGCGCAATTTTCCAGGTCGTCGATGCGTTCTTGTCGCCAATCCAATGCGCCTGGCGTCCCTTGCGCACCCCATACCAACACGGCTCATGCTGATAGGTATAATGCCCTCGACTGATCGGGAAATGCGGCTTTACCCAAATGATCTGATTGCGAATCTGGAAGCCAGCTTTTTGCAACGCCACCCCCGTGAGGATCACGTGGTCGCCTCCAGGCGACCACGTGTAAGCCACATCACCGGGAAACAGGGCATAAGCATCAGACCAATCGATGCGGTCGTCGTTTGTAACGATTCCTGTCCTTCGCTCCGCGAAGGACAGGAATCCGGCTTCAGCCGCTTCATTGCGCCAGTTCGGGTCATAGTTCACACCGTAGGGTGGATCAGTTACCATCAGCGCAGGCTTTTCGCCCTGGAGCACCCGCGCCACCGTCTCCGGGTCCGTGCAGTCCCCGCAGATCAGCCGGTGCTCCCCCAACGCCCACACCTGGCCCGGTTCGACTTGCCACTTTTCGCGCAGTTCCTCAGCGCGGTCAGGCTGCGGGCCAGGGTCTTCACCGGTCGCCGCCGTTTCCGCCGCCAGCATCTCACGCAGCGCGGTAGCTCCCGCGTTCCAGTCTTTGAGCAGTTCCTCGTCCAGCCCCCAGGCTGTCAGGTTGTCCACGTCCCAGCCTGCCAGCGCGTCCCAGTCCCAGGAACCGGTTGTGCCGCTATGGGCTGCGATGGTCAATTCCTCACGCTCAGCCTCGGTCAGCGGGCGCGACGCTTGGAGCACCTGCACCACGTAGCCGCCGCCGTGCTTGGCCTTGAGCACCGACAGCCGTTGGTGGCCGTCGTAGACCTCGCCGCCTGGCCCAATGGCGATAGTTTGGAACTGGCCCAGCCGCTCCCACAAGTCCAGCAAGCGCGCGGCGTGGGCCTTGCTGATGCGCTTGGGGTTGCGCTCCCAGGGCTTGAGCTTGGACAGCGCAATGGTCGTCGCCGTCCAGGTCGTTTCGGTCATTGCCAATCCTCGTCGCGGTAGCGGATCACATCCATGATCGGCGTCAGGTTGCGTATCGGTCGTCGCGCAGCATGTCAGCGGTCAGCCGAAACACCGCCCAGCCGTCCGCCGTTGCCGCGTTGTATTTCTCGCAATCGTCCCGGAACCCCTGCGCTCGCACGTGTCGCCCGTTGGTGTAGATACCGCCCTCGAGCTCCACGGCCACCAGCGTAGCCGGGTGGGCAAAGTCCAGCCGCCATTTGCGGGTAGCGTGGAAGCGATATTCCGGCACAAGCTCAGGGCCGTCGAGCTGTCGCCACAGCGTTTCAAACGTTGCCTCAAGATCACTTGCCATAATTGCCCCTTGCAAAGCAGGGCAAGCACCACCAGTGGCCACGCCAGAACGACGCGCCGCGTGTCGTGTTCAGCACAGCGCCGCAAGCGCTGCAACGTTCGTTCGGGGGAATTGGGGGCTGATCCATCACAAGCTCCATAGTGGCGGGGTGGGCGCACACGTCAACGCCCACCCCGCCTGTAGCCGTGCGCTGCACAGCGGATTGAGT